TAAATGATATGTTATGTTTTTAAATTTAGTACATGTATTACTAAAAAAAATACATATTAAAAAAATGTGTATACATTAAATAACAGTTATGCCAACTGAAGAGGAAAAAAGACAAGAACTGATAAAGTGCATAACACGATACGTTAAGGCTGAAAACGATTATCTTAAAAGGTGTGCAAGTGAATTAAAAAATTATGGGATAGTAGTTATAGACCTCAATTTGATTAAAAGAGAAAGCGAATTTTTAAGGAAAACAAACTGGTATTTAGAAATACAGAAATTTCAAACGAGAGATTTCAAAACAGTTTATCCACAATACGGATGGGTATTAGGAGCATTTGGGGCATTGGGTAATCCATCTAGCTTTCATAATCTAGTTATGTATCAATTAAGATACATTCTCTTTAAGAAACTTTCTAGAGTTTTTGGATACATGGACAATAAACGTTACTTAGAGTGTCTATTTGACCGCGTTGCAATCCGTAGAGAAGGTACAAGTATCAGTGGTGAGTCTTTTCACAGAGACACTTGCAGTGTTCAAAAAGATTCAGATCACATCTACGGGGGATGGATAAATTTAGACGACAGTGGTAGTCAATATTTCTCCTGTGTTCCTGGTACACACACGTGTGCGGGACGCGGCGGTTTTGAAAAGATATCAGGTGATTATCCAAACAAAGTAAAAATAGAAATTAAACCAAAACAGGTTATTATCTTTAACCAGAACATTATACACGAAATTAATAAACAGAAATTCACTAAGAATTCAGTAAGGCTTTATCTGGGTTGGAGACACACTAATGAATCCGAACCTCTTTTTAACAGTAAAACCAACCCACAATTTAACATAACACAAATTCTACAAAGACAACTTGTTCCACCACTACCAAGTGGAGATCTCGCTGTTATGTATAGTAAAAACCATCCAGGATTATGGAAAAGTCGCATGGAAATACTTTCATCTGAAATAAAAGATTATTACCTTGAGACCGATCCCAAAAAAACACAAAGATACAAAGACGGTAAAGTAGTTAAAAGGGCTCTAAAAGAGCCTATAGAATTAGTACAGATTCCTGAATATCTTAAGACAATTTATTACCCCAACAAAACTTTTTACAATTAATTTTCCCAATAAAACGTTTTACAACAGGGAATCAATTATATCGTCAAATTTATCTTCTGATATCTCGTATTCTTCTTCTTTGATAGAACTTATAAGTTTCTCAAACAGGGTTTTACAGAGGAGATAATCAATATCTTCTCTATTTTTAGCGCAAATATTCATAACATCATGTACAATGTTGATAGTTTTATGTTGTTCATTTAAATACTCAATCCATTCTTTATTCATATATAGATATTCTTTATTCTCTTCGATCCAACCAAACAAATCACTGATTTTATCTTCAGACCAATAATCATTCCTTGTCTTTAACCATTCTTTAAGTTCAATATTTACTTTGGCTGATTTACTTCCATTGCAATCTCCACAGCATGGGAATATATTAAGAATATTATTTTGTCCATAAATAGAATATTTAGTATTACAGGTTGGAATTAGATGATCATTTGTATTTCCTTTCTCTTTACAGTAATGACAAGTTCCGTGTTTTACACCCAAAATATTATTTCTTTTTTCAACGAGTTCGGGTGGTGGGTTCATGCTATTATAATTTGAAACAGAGACATTTAACCCATTTCTTGTACTCGAAGCTCTTGAGATTACACCCTGTCCCGGCATTTTGAAATCTATAAGATATACTTTAGCCTCTACCAAGCCTTTAAGCCGGTGAAATAAATTGATTTAAAAATTAAATAAATACACACTTAATTACTAGTTTTATGGACAAAATTAATGAATTGAAATCAATTCCCATGCATGAACAGCGTTCGGATGCGTGGTTCAAACAAAGAGAAAACAAATTGACATCAAGTGACGCAGGCACAGTTCTAGGCTTGAATCCTTATCAAAAACCAAAAGAAGTACTTTTTAAGAAATGTGGTCATGATCCAAAGCCATTTGTTGGTAATATTGCTACTCGTCATGGTCAAAAGTATGAAGACGAGGCTATTGAAAAGTATTGTAAGCTAACTGGTCAAAAGAGTTACGAATTTGGTCTTATTGCTCATGAGGATGTCCACGGATGTGATGAATATCCATGGCTTGCTGGTTCGCCAGACGGTATTTCTATTAGTGTAACAGATCCTAATGCAAAGCCTATTCTATTGGAAGTTAAGTGTCCTTATAAGCGAAAGATTATCCCAGGAAAGATTCCAGAGTATTATTATCCTCAGGTTCAGTTGAATATGTTCATTTGCGGACTAGAAGTTTCTGATTTTATCGAATATCTTCCTCCGAAAACTATGAGTATTGTAAGAACTTACATTAATCATAAGTGGCTTAAGAAGAATTTGCCTATTCTAGACAGGTTTTGGAAGGATGTAGTTCATTACCGTGAAGTGGGAATTAAATGTCACCCCGAATTTAAACACCCCAAGAGGATTCTAGATATTACAACCGAAGACAATTCAGACGTTTCGCCAGTTAATCTTACCAAGTGTTTAATCCTCGACTAATTTAATTTAATTTCGTTTAATAGTTTAAAAGAATAAAATATACATAATCTAAATGGGAATTAGAGGATTAAATGCCCTTATAAAAAAGTACTCCCCTGATAGTATAACACATAATGAAGTTAAAAAATACTATGGTAAAATTGTAGCTATAGATTGTAGTATACTTTTATACAAATTTAAATATGCATGTAAGGCTGAAAATTCGCATTTAGTTGGTATAGCAAATAGGGCAAAATTTTATGTCATGAACGGAATTCTACCCGTTTTTATATTTGACGGGGTTCCCCCCGAAGCAAAAAATATAACTTTGGAGAAAAGACATGCAGCTAAGCAAAAGATATACATTCGATTAGACGAACTTAGGGAAAAAGTTCCCGAGAGTGAAGAGGAAGAAAATAAAATAAATATTGAGATTCAAAAACTACAATCACAGATTATAATTGTAAAGAAGTATCACGTAGATCAGTGTAAAGAATTTTTAGAAAAATCTGGTATTCCTTATTGTACAGCGCCAAACGATGCTGAAAAGTATTGTGCTTTTCTACAAAAAAACAGTTTAGTAGATTACACCATTACCGATGATTCTGATGCTCTAACATTCGGCTGTTTTAATGTTCTTAAAACAGGTATCAGTAAACAAATAACCGAGATTAATTTAAAAAAACTACTATCAGATATTGATATGTCTGTAGATAATTTTATAGATTATTGTATTCTATCTGGATGTGATTATACAGAATCTATACCCCAAATAGGTCCAGTAACTGCATACAATCTAATTAAAAAACATGGGTGTATAGAAAATATCTTATCAAGTGGAGTAATAAAATTAACCGATAATTTTGATTACAAAACCTGTAGAAATATATTCACAACATTTGACTATGAATTACCCGAACCATTCTCTATCAAAAAAACAAATAAAGAAGTTCTATTGGAATTTATGAATAGACACAAATTCAGAGATAATGTAATTTCCAAATTTATAAAAATTTTAATTTAATTCATTTTATTTTTGAATTAATTTTAATTTAATTTCTTTTGTATATATTAAAAATAAATATGTCTGACGATCTCCTCGATCTATATTTTGGCGCCAAGCGCCGCCGCCGCTCGCGTCGTTCGCCCAAGCGCAAGCGTACTCGCTCGCCCCTCCGCCGTCGTCGCCCCCGCAAAATTTCGAAGGCTAGGACTTCGATTGTAGTTGCTGGCCGCAAGCGTAAGCTTTACAAGGGTAAGACCGGTGCTCTCTTCTACCGCTCCAAGGGTCGTAAGGTTTACATTGGTAAGAAGCTCCGCACCCGCAGAAGCAAAAAGACTCTCCGCCGCAGACGCACTAAGAAGCTAAAGATGACCAAGAAGGCCATCGCTGCCCGTCGTGCCTACCGCCGCCGCAATCGCAAGTCTGCCCGCCGTGGTCGCAAGAAGAAGCTAAAGATGACTAAGGCTGCCATCAAGGCTCGTGCTGCCTACCGTCGCCGTATGCGTTCGCGCTTCGGTCTCTGGTAAACGTTTAATGTAGTGTAGTGTAGTGTAGTGTAATGTAGTGTAATGTAATGTAATGTAGTGTAATTAAATCATATTGATTCTTATTATGAATTTAAATGATTTAGTTAAAATTAAAGTTTTATTTTTTTAGATTAATGATGTCTTCAATTGTTATATTTTCTTTTTTAAGATAAAGTATTTTTTCTATTGCCCTAATTGTCGTGGGTATTTTTTTATCAACACTGACCTTTATTATATCCATTTTATTATTATCTACACCAACTTCTATTATACACCCACTCTTATAATTTTCAAGGCTTCTAATTGTTTTGATATATTCTATACCTTCCGGTGTATTATTTCTAATTTTGGCAAAATGTTTCATTTTTTTAAAATTAGTTGTATATACATTTATATCTTCGAAGTCGTCATCTTCAAATAGCAAATTAAATGTATGTCTATCCGCAGGTTTCCATTTAAAACATGAATAATTTATACCTGTTGTAATGGGTAAATTATTTGGTATCATAAAAAGTTCTTCATTTTCATTTAAACTCGCATTTAAAATGTCTGAAATACAATGGAAATGTTTCAAGGTATTTAGTTTAGTTTCTGATTCTAATGTATTGTTTACAAAATATTCCGCTTCAGATATTCTATCTAAATAAGAATATGTATTTACTTTATTACCTCCTATCATAAATACATCACAAATTGTAATATTTTCTTCTGTAAAAGAAATATCAAATATACTTCCGTAGAAATATTCGTGATAACAATTTATATATATATTGTACATAGTAAAATCTTTAAAGATGATTATAGATACATTTTCTGCATTAGAATTTATAAATGTAAATAGTATTCCTCTTTTTGCGTCAGTGGTATTTTTCTTTGCATATATGTAATTATAGTATTTGAGTTTTGTAAAATGACTTTTTTCTAAGTTAACCGATATTTGAACTGGAAAATAATAATCGGTTCTTCCTGTCCAATTATTATTAAGTAAAAATATAACTTGTTTTTTATATTCTTCATTTACTATTTCGGATAACATCTATATTAATAACATATTATATAATAAATCACAGTCTTTAAATTTATTTAAAGGTTCATTTAATTATATTTAAATGACTTTTTCCACTAGAGAAGAAACACTCGTAAACTTTTTATTATCTTTTTACAAAAACAAAATGTATATCCTTAAAGATATAGTTTATCAAAACACTCCATTAAGTTTGAGATTACTGGACTGGCTTGTGACAAATTATTCAAAGAAATACAATATTATATATCCTTTATATAAATCAACGGGTGATATAATTTATTTTAACATTTATTTAGACTATAAAAATCAATTAAAAGCATATTCTAAAAAATATTTCGACCCCTTTTGTAGACAAAGAAGAATAATTATAGATATGAATACATTAAAATGGAAAGAATATACATCCGGATATGAAACATGTGATAAAGAAATAATAACAACAGTTGGACAATTAAATTTTTTTAGGTGGGTATTAGAGAATAAAATTTATGATTATGCTATAAGCAATATTTCACTAATAGATTCTGATATGAATACAACTCTCTTAAATAAAAGAAAAGATAAGCGCACGGTTTTATCTCCTAGTGCAGTAAAAGGTGTATATACAAATAATTTAAATGTAACAATTAAATTTAAAGGATAGAAAATTTATTTAAAGTCTTAGGATATATTTGTATATGCAATGGATAATCCACTGACAACATGGTTTTATTCTACTGGTAAAATTGTAACAGATTCTAATAAACAAAATGTAACACATTTTTTACTTGATGGGGGTAAATTAGATATATCTAAAGACTATGAAATTTTTCAAGAAATGTATTCAAAATACATAAATTGTAAAAATTGTATAGTAGAAAGAAAAACAAATGTATTTAAGTTTTTTATTGATTTTGATTTTAATTCAACTGAAATCATAGATATATCCAATTACATCAAGATAATACAAGATGTTATTCAACACATTTATCAAAAGACTTACATTTGTATAATTACTACAGCTGATAAATGTAAAGAAAATATCAAATCGGGGGTAAAATACTTTAAACAGGGATATCATCTGCATTGGCCAGATATCTTTGTTGATAAAGATATTGCTAAGTCTATTCGTAAAAACATCATAGTTCGTCTTACCACAGAATTTGGTAAAATTGAAAACTGTTATGACAATTGGGATAAAATTATAGACAAATGCGTTTATGATGCAAATGGCCTTAGATTAATTGGATCGGATAAGTGTTCTATATCAGATGGTGTTAAACATTATGAAAATAGGGTATACATTATTAAATCAGTCTACAATGGTAAAATTGTAGATTCCGAACTAACAAAAGAATACAATAGTAATAATTTATTGGCTATTAAACAAACAAGTGTAAGAACTGATATTAATGAGATTACAAAAACTATTAATCTGCAGATTTATGAAGAAACAGAAGACACTTGCGATACTTCAACAACAAAAGGATTCATAAGACTTGATAAAGATTCATATGAATATCAGGCTATTATTAAATTTTTTAAGAATTTTATGCCACTGTATAAATCCGATGATATTCGCATCATACAGAAATCTAAAGAAAACCCCGTATATATTATAGCAACAAAATCTAAGTATTGTCAAAATAAAGGAGATTTTCATTCTCATAATAATATTTATTTTAAGTTAACCCCGTCAGGGTTTTGTCAAAAATGCCTATCTGAAAGCGAAGGAAAGTTTGGTTGTTGTAGAGATTACCAAAGTGCTCCTATACCTATTACACCGGGGCTTGAGAGTGCATTAAATTGGAAAAAACCAAAAACAAAATCAGAAGAAGTACCCGTTTTTGAAAAATTCACACTTGAAAATATACTATTTAATATGGAAAACAGAATTACTAATAAAACTCAATCAATCGGACCTCCTAAGTCTAAAAAGAAATGATTACTGAAACAGGCTAGAATTTGAAATTATAACTCCAATTGAAATTATAATAGCTATTACAATCTGTCCTTTTATATTAATCTTTGTAACAGATTCCATTAAATAGGGAAACATATCATAAATTAATTTATAAATAGGCTGAGAATTTAATAAGAGATACATAAAAATAATTACCATAAATATTTTATGATTTTTTTTATCTTTCATATCATTTAAAATCACCTGCATCATTGTATCTTTTACGTTTTCTTTTTCAGGTGTTTTTATATCATTAGGATTTTTTTTTTTCGGAATAGGCATATTATTGTTTTGTCGTTGAGGTCTTTGATTATCTAATTTTACGGTAGTTTCTTGTTTAATATTTTCTAAATTAATTTGATTATCCTCTTTATTTTTATCTGATTCTATTAAATCTTCAATATTACATTCGAAGTTAGACATTGGTGTTATTATACATAATTATTAAAATAATACAATTTAAACGTTTTTATTAAAAAAAAAATATATATAATTATATAAAAGATATGGGTATTAGTAATGTAGCCATTAAGACGTTTAATTCATCAGGTTCTCAATCTGTTTGTAGAGCCAATAAATTTAAAGAAGACGCTTTAGTAGAATCTGATTTTTTAACTAAATGTACAACAAGTTATATATCAGGGACTGGTCAGACCGTTATTCAGGGTAGCATAAAGGGTTTCCCAACTGGTTTACCTACTCAATCGAGTAATCACGACACCTTTAATTTACCCGATGATGTTGATGCGATTAGCGATATTGTACTTACGGGTACAATAAATTTCGACATTCCAGAAAATCAATCTACGGAATTAACGTCATATGTAAATAGCACATCTATTTACTTTTCTGATTATCTATTTTTAAGTATGATAGATAAAATAGAGATTAAATTAGGTGGATTAATTATAGACACTATTACATCAGATTCTATTTATTCAAGAAATATAACTGAACTTGATGGCGAGGTATGTAAATATTCTGGTTCCAAAAGAATGTGTGAAAGCCCCAATGTTTATACTAACAGAAGATTCCCTAGAGCGAGATCCACGACCTACCCCGGAGACGGGAATACAGTCACGTCGCCCGGCGTGAATGTAGGAACCGCTGCGATAAAGAATAATAAAGTAGAGTGGTCTATATCTATTCCATTTACTGGGAGGGGTAGCAAAATGTCTAACGCTTTCTTACAATCCGGATCTACAACAAACACACTCTCAATGAAAGTTTACTATAATCATTTTGACCCATTAAGATTTCATTCTATTAGACAAGATATTGTTGATGGTTTGACCGGGGACCATGTTGATATAAATACTGAAAACTCTACAGGTACTGGATTTGCAGCATGGCCTCTATTTGGATATCATCAGGCTACTTACAGCGTTAATCAGGAAGCCGCTAATTGGAAATTCTCAACATCGGCAACTGTAACTACCCATATGATAACAGAGACTGAGAAAAACTTTATTAGAAACAATATAATAAATAGAACTTTAAATACATCGGAAACACTTGAGTTTCCAGAACCCCAAAAGCTTTTAAATCCAAATCGAGCTGGCTCATCTAATAACGGTGGCCCAATTGATTCAAAAAAACCAGAAGCGGAATATACAGAATTAATGTTTGATATTAGTAACTTTGAATGTAATTGCAGTCATATTATATTGTCTCTTAGGTTACCTTCTTTCAATAACAACAGTTTAACTAAACATATCGACACAGTTGGATATATCACCGACATCAACACAGCCGGACACTCGACCATGCATTTAGCAAATTTACAGAGATGGCCTGCATCTCCGGGAATTATTTATGATGACACCAAGACGCAAGCCGCCCCATCCGCCGCCAATGGACGGGGCCCATGGCCACGGAGCCCGATGATTCCTGGATTCTGGAGTGGTGTAGATCATGTAGAATCTTATAGTCCACTAATTCCAGACGATAATCGAGGAGATTTTAATTCTTCTGAAACAATAACTCATTACCCTCTTATACCGTTCGACGTATCATCTCCCTTGTCGGGTTCCTCCGATCTTGCTTCTACGCCTACCAGCTCCACCGCGCTCGTTGGACTCAATCCTAACCTCAAAAAACCTCATTATCCTATGGTTCCTAAGGTAGGGTATGTACAAGATTGGTTACATTCTGTTGAACTTGTAATTGGCGGCGAAAGAACCGGATTTGTTCCTGGTACAGCTCTTCAGATTTCTCAATTAAGTGACTATGGTTTAAAAAATCATAATAATGAAGGCATATACGTTTTAAAACTTTCAGATTCTGCATTTAGCACATCTGGTGTTCCCCTTTCGAAGTGTAATAGTATAAAATTAAATATAAGAATAAATAATGATATATATAACCCGCTGACCACAGAATGTGGTACAGCATATGAAGAATTATTGACGGTTACTAATTATGATTTTACAGGCAATATGCTAGGTGGTAATTCTACAGTATCAGGGAATCCAAAATTAGTTGCTACAGCTGTTGGAACCACGGTTCAGACTACAGTTGGTGGTTCTATATCATTTGCAGCCTAAAGTAATTTAACATAAAAATAATATAAAGATTTATACATATTTAAATATATTCTTTATATTATATTATAAAATGGCTACAGGGGCCTATAATGCGATATCATCTTATGATAATACAGGTACTCAATCATTAGCTGTAACAGATAAAATAAACGGGGTAGATTATTCCAAGTCAGTTTTTTGGAATGATGATGATAATGTTAAACAACTGATTTACGGTGCTAATATTAAACAAATACCAAGTTCAATTTCCACAAAAGATGCATCCTGGGGAGAAACTCAAATTTTTGAAATGTCTCAAGATATAGATGCCCTGGGTAATATATATTTATCTATTTTAATTGATTTAGATTTACCAGATACTCCATTAAATAATGGACCCCCTGAGACTTTAACCACATTACTTAGAAGACCGTCTACTAAAGAATCTATAACCCTCTGGGATTTAACAGAACCTATAATGTATAGAATTAGAGGAATAGCAAAAGGTTCTAATTTACCAGAAGGGACTCAGATAGGATATCCAAATGGATGGGAAGAAGACACTTCGGCACCTAATTACCCTAGTAAATTAAATAATATTCACCCATTCATGCACCCCGATGATCTTCCAGTATACCCAGAGTGGGATTTTAAACCAAGAGAATTTTTACAACTTGAATACCTTCCTATTCCCCCAAAGTCCAGGCCAACTTTAAGTGAATTTTTAAAAGAGGGTGGTTATTACGGAGTAAATAATAAAGAATATCTTTTTAATCCAGATATGAGAACTAATAAACACATATTAGATTTATTTAAGGATAGAGAAGAGTACTCTTTAGGAGATCCTAGACCAATGAGTTTTATCATGAAAGGATTTTACGGCGATACATTAAGATCTAGTCCTAACTACATAGGACATGATAATTTTATAAACGATTCTTTAGTACCATCTATTTATCAAACAACTTATAGACCACACGATTTAAGTTACATACCTAAATATCTATCATACAACGATTCTAAAAAGTTAATCAGAACTGGTAAGGAACACTTTAATGTAAACCCAGATGGAACATATAGTTTATATTCATCACCCGGTATCTTAGCCGATGATTTTTTTATATCCTATTTAACATCTGAAGATATTATAAAATTGGTGGATTATTATAATGATTCAACTATAACAACTACTTTGAGTAAAACCCCGTATCCAAATCAGGGTCCAACTATTAGTTATCAGGGAGATGAATATATGGGATTACCTGGAAGTCAGGACGGTGAAAATTCCGTAGCATTTTTTTTCGGTTCACAGGGAGGTAAATCTCCTCTCGGATGGCCACATAGTGTACACAATCATACACACGGTAAGGGCGAAAAATTATTCATCAACGGTGAAGTTTATTCATTGGGAATAGTCAGGAATATAATTACTCCATTTGAACCTAAATATATACTTGGTTCTAATAATAATCTATATTTAATAGAAGATGGAAGCTTAATTGAGTCTAATGTAATTATTAAAGAAAGAGACCTTCTAAGTAAAACTGGAATTGGAGCCAAAGAACTTTATGATCAAAACGGGGGTTATATAGGAGCTTTAATTCCTAATAGCGAAGTATCTCTTCCTCTACCGGATAATAGTTATTCTATTACATTAGATAAAATACACCCTATAGCAGACCCCGAAGATCTGTCTCGAGATATACGCCATCAAGAAGATGATCATCATGGATATGCGTGTGTTATTAGCGGAGATGGTAATACTATGGTTTTAAGTCAGGGTAGGATGTATGGCAATCGCGACGGCTATCAAAATTTTCTCAGTAGAAACACCCTCCATGCAACGGCTGAAAGTCTAGAGCCTCAAACATGGAATCCCCAAAAGAAGGTCGATGATGTGGGACTTAATCCAAATTCTACTTATAATACTGATTGGGATAACGCTCTAAAACAAGGAGCTGCATTATTTCCTAATACTGTTTGTAAACGGGGGAAAATTAGAGTATATAAAAAAATTGAAGACAACTGGGTATTAAATAAAGTATTTGAGGCGGATAGTCATAATCATATGAGATTTAGACAGGGTGCTAAATCTATAAAAAGACCAGGTATTCAGGAATATATATATTTCGATCCTATACATCCAAAGTACTCCGAAGGGACACAATCATCACCAATCGGTCCCCCGGTTACTCTTCAGAAAACCCCTTGGGCTCCTGGATGTAAACATCATATAGCGGTTAATTATGATGGAAGTCGTGTTGTAATAGGAGAAGCAGGTGGACCTAATAACGCCGTATCAACTTATGATTATGATGGTACTAATTGGAAATTGAAACAGTATAAAATATCTGGACCAGAGGCAATAAATAATAGAGCCGAAGATTATTATATTAAACCAGGATATGTTTACACAGGTAATAGTAGCTATACATTTAATAATCACGGAGTTTCAGCTGGTATATATCCCTTACCTGATGATGTATGGGGTAGTGGTTTTGGTAATAACGTGGAATTATCTGCAAACGGAAGCATTTTAGCAGTTACTCGTTATAAAGATTCTGCCCTGGTTTATGAATGGAAGACAGATATTAGTGAATGGATGGAATATGGTGTTCAACCAACTGGTGTAGCAGATTGTATATCATTAACAAGTGATGGACATACTTTAGTAACTGCCAATTTTTCAACAGATCTAGTACATGTATGGGAATTTTCTTCGGCTAGAATATGGGTTAATATACAAACTTTAAACCTAAGATTTACAAATATGGCTGATATAAATCAACTACCTTATGGGTCGTATGCCGCGACTCAGTTAGACTTTAACAATCCTAATAATTTACCCGTTCCATCTGCTGCAGAATTAGAACCGGGTCAAGGTGGCGACATAATAAATAGTAAACCCGTAACTATATCAGGAGACGGTTCTAGAATTATAATAGGGGAGCATAATGTTGTAAGCACCAGTGGCATTGGTACAGGGCAAAGTCAAACAACAGGGTTCAGTCGTGTTTATGGTACCTCTGATACACCAGTAAAGGACGGGATATTGAGAATCTATACTAGAGTAACATCTTCTAATAGACAAACGCAGATAGATAAACGCGCCACACATGGAATATCTACAAATCTTACTATTGGAGAATGGGTTCAGTTTATTGATGAACACGGGGTCTATAATGAAATCCCATGTGGTGATGGTTGTTCGGTTTCTATGTCTGATAACGGTAGCAGAATAGTAGTAGGTTTACCAAATGAGGATAATAATTATACACCCGACTTACCTCAATTTCCACCACAAAGTCTTCTTTTAGGAACTCAGCAAGCCGCTATAGCATCTGAAATTCCTTTTTGTAGCTCATATGAAGATGCGCCTATTGGAGATTATTCTATTCAGAATCAGCCTGGTAATATCACTCCTAGAAGTGGAGTTCCTCAAGAGGGTTCTTCAATTTCTGCAAGAAGATTGGTACAGGTTGAAAAGGCGCAAGGATTAGCAAGAACATATGGAAACCCAAATGACATTTTCTATATAACTAAGGGAGGTAAATTAAAGTCGGGAAAAATAAGGGTGTATGAGATATTAAACGATACTGTAACAGAAATAATTGATTCTATAAACGGAGAATCCGGGGAAAAAAATCCAGGTGATTCTCACAGTCATGTATCCTCGCAGAATTTTCATAATATACATTTAGCGGGAGAACAATTTAATCCTAATTCATCTGATAATATGGATGTAATCTATAATAGTGTAAGATATCAAGGAGATTTGTCAACATCATGGGACACCAATTGGAGTCAATATGGTGGGATAGATTTTATATCTAATTATTTCTTAGTTAACGGGGGTAGTGAAAATAATGAAAGAGACATCAATTACCCCCGCGAATATTATCATTTAAGTTATAAAGAGTCATCTGGTGAAGGTTTAGGCTGGTCAGTTTCTATGAGTGCAGATGGTAATACTATTGTATCTGGAGCACCTTTTATGTCAACTATTGGAACAACTATTGCCAACCCTCGTAGAAGTTATAGAAACGTTGGAAGATCTTATGTATATAATCTTAAGAGGGTGTATAACAATACAGCGACAATACCTAGAGGAGATAAACTAAAGCCAAAGATGACTTATAACGATGGGTTTAAATTAGTAAATGAAGTTCAGAAAAAATTAAATCACGACATAACTGATTTTGTTAATTTACCCAATTCATCCCGAGACAAAGTAGTTTATATGAATTGGAAAAAACAATGGGATACCGTTCCTGACCAGGCTGTTAAACCTCCTAAATTAAAAGATTACAATAACCCATATTGGGCTAAATCTAATCTAAAAACCAGAGTTAATAAACCGTTATCTCATATAATAAAAAGCGTTGAATTTCAATATGGAACTCAAACTTGGCAAACTTTAAAAACCGAAGACATTCAATCTATACACGCAACAGAATTATCAGAAAGTGCATATAATAGTTTGCAACTCCAATGCTCCGGTCTTGTCAGATCAGATGGAACTAGAGAAACACATGGAGATTCAAAATGGGTCCCGGGTAAAAAATATCAAGCTATTATCCCCATTCCAATTTTATCTGGTAATTCAAAACAACTTCGAAATAACTATTCAAATCATAACCAGGAAAGTTATTTAAATTTTTTAAGTAAGCCACAAAAAATAAAAATAAAAGTTGAATATGCAAATGTAGACGATATTTTTGACACATCAAATGTATATGCTTATCAAGGATATGAAGCTCCTATTTACACTTTGTATTCTTCTGATCAAATCGGGAAATACATAACAAATGTTCCAAAATTATGGGAACCTAAGATAAAATTATTTACAGCGTTGTATGGGGAATATATATCTCTATGTGAAGAAGAAAAAACATCTTTAAAGAATATATCTAATAATGAAAAAATAGATAAAAGAGTCAAATCTAGTCAAAATATAAAATTTTATAACTTTCCTGAAATAATTTACCGAGAAATGTATATAGATATTAAACTAGATACTTTTTCATTATACAGTTCACATTTTATAATATCATTGGATTTTCCTGGAATAACAAATAAAAATAAAATTCCATATATAAAATCAGCTGAGCTATTTTTAAATGGGATAACACATTCTGGTAGCATACCATCTTGTGGTTTATTAATGGCGGGAAATTCTTTAGGTCTTTATTCAAATCAATTTAATTGTGAGTATGAAAATTTAGATAAACTTTATTATATATTCCCGCTTGCATCTAGGGCTTTTGGAGGATCTTCTCTACCACTTGATAGATTTGACGATATAGTTTTACGACTGTTTTTCACGGTTGATGGTGGGATACCAGATGATGGTATTTCTATTCCAGAACATTCTAATGTAAATATCACGTGTAGAGGAGAAACAACTATATATTATTATAATGGCGGTTCATCAATTAAAATGTATTAATTTAAAACAATAAAATATAAAGTTAATTATATATGTCACAAAAAGAGATAGCGGGATATTATGCTTCTATAGAATCTTATAACGGAGAGGGTACCCAATCACTATCTGTAACAAATACAATTAACTCAAATTCAAAATCTGTTTTTTTTAATGAAAACGAAAAAACTAAACAGATAATACATGGTCATTCATTATCTGAATTAACTATATCCGGAAATTCAAAATCCGCTTTTTGGGGAGGAGTCCAAGTTTTTTCTATCGATGATGAAACAGATTGTATAGGAGATCTTTATTTATGTCTTACAGTTAAATTCAATAAACCAGATACTCCTCTTGATTCTGATTTAAGTCCAAAAACTATAACAACTTTATTACAAAAACCATCTTCAAGAGATGCTTTAACTGATTCTTCTAAACGAGAAAAAAAAGGATGGTATATAAGAGGGGTTTCAAAAGGGGATACTCACCCTAAACCTACTTATATAGGTTTCCCAAATGGTTGGAAACATTTATTTACCGATGTTAATGATTTAGGTTCGGGATATAGATTCGGCGACGGTGGAATGGATGCTGTAGATAATTATGGTCTCCCAACAGAGGCTGTAAGTTTACCAGGGGTCTGGGGAGTGACTCCAGACTCTGCTCCGAGGGCACAAGCATGGGAAGAAATCCAGGATGTTCTTAAGAAGGATAAAGATCTATTCGTGATACAAGATTTTGATTGTAAAGACGTTCATTTAGATCCATCTGTCGATGAGAAAGTAATTTACCAGAGAGATAAAGGTGTTAGTTTAGGAGAATATCTTATACAAGAGCAGGGAAGAACAGCGTCAAATTGTTATGATGTAAATAGTCATTTTATAAATTCCCTAGACAGGACTAGATCATTTAATATAATGCAAAGTTATTATCATAACGGTATTAAAAATAAATTTAAAGATGAATATACAAATCCGTCTATTAAAGAAGAAACCGATTTTACAGTGGCTAATATTTTAAACGATCAAAAATTAAAAGACATCAGAGAAATTGATGTAAAAAAATTTTATGTAAATTCCGGTTCTAACACAGAACAGTATCAAATATCCGCTACATTTCCCAATACAGTTACTGTTAGTGATCTTCAAAGTAAGTCTTCATCTTATTGTTCTACTTTAGAGACAACTATGAATACAATAGGAGTGGATAATAATTTTGGAACCTGGTCTGGGAATATATCATCAATAGTGGTAAATACAGTAAATAAAAATTGGGATTATTGGATAGGTAGAGATGGGGCAGACACATCTGTTATATGGAGTATGACATCTTCTATAGTTAGTAATCTTAACAATCATCCACAATGCATAGAATCTTTAAGTGTTGAAATAGATAATGGTCAACCAGTTATAAATACCGAATTGTTAGATATGTATTGTGTTAATCTATCTAATGTATTTTCAACTTATACCATGAATGAAAACCTTAATTCGGTGGTCGTTAATAAATACAATAATTGGCCTGGAAACATAAGACATTATACAGGAGAACCTAAAGGGTTTAGAAATATATTCGATATTAATGAAGATGTTTTAACAGGTAATATAAGTACTGGAACTAAACAGGCAAGTCTTAATGATAAAACCGAGAGGTTAATGTCAATATATGAAGATTCTAAAATATCATCTTTTGAACCTTATCCGGGACAAAGATTAATTACATGTAAGATACAAAAAATAAATGGGATAGATAAACTTTTGTTCCAGTTTTGGAAACCCGCAACATTTGGAGGAATAGATGTAACACCTACGCAATTAAATGATTATATAGAATGTACCAAAACTATCATTAGCGATTTACAATTTAAATCAACTAATCAAAGTACAATCGCGCCAGAACCCAGAATTTTTTTCGATATAACATCTACAACTGGAAATACATTTAGCATTCTTAATAAAATAATGCTTCTCAACTCTCCTAGATCACAAATGACAACTGGAATAGGAGATTATATTGGAACCGGTGTTAGTGGTAGTAATGCATTAAATGAAGATACTGTTCAATTTGACTTATCTATGAATTTTTCTTTTAAGAATTCCATTTCAAATTATTCTCCATGGACTCCTAGTCTAGAATGTATTGATAATCCACAACCTACCGTAATAAATCCTGCGCCACCACTTTCATTTGTAGCCCGTAGTAGAGTAAATGTATTAATTCCCCAAACTGTATACACCTTAAGTGATATTAATTCTTTAGGACTTGGAGCCACATATGCACAAAATTTTACAACATTTCTAAAATTATATAGTGTTTTTAAAGGTTATGGTACATTTGGAGGAGTTGTTAATTATATAAACTCAAGTGAAATAAACACGGAATATATAGAAGTTGTATTTGAAATAAACTATGGTACCGACTCTACGAATTGGGATACCGTAATTTTTAAAACATTAAGAGAAATGTCATTCGAATTACTTTCTCAATCTGAATCACTGACTACAATTAAAAACAAAAAGGGTCATGATAATATCATAAACCCAAGTCTTATTCCGTGTGCTGAACATCCAATTCTCAATCCATATGCGTCTTCTTATATGCCAAAATATTTATCTTATACAGATTCTGAAAAAATAAAAAAAACAGGAACCGAATTTATAGATTTAAAAGAAGATGGCACTTATGGCATATACGTATCACCGGGTATTCTCGCTAATGATTTATTTGTTTCATATCTTAATAAAGAAGACATTAATACTCTAGTTAATCAATATAATGATCCATCATTAGGTGGTCTTCAAAAAAATAAAAGAGAAATCCCTGAATATTTTGGTTCTACAACACCCCCAGATGGAACAGAAATAACATATTTACAAAAAATAGAAGTTATTGAAGACCCTCCTAGAAGACCAGATAATTTAGTTTTTTACCAATCAGATTATAACGGATTTTGTACAAAAATAAGCTCCGATGGAAATACATACGCTGTATCACAGGGTAGGATGTTTGGTGATGAATATGAGACTGGAACTAGAATTAGTGGTAATACAAGAGTTCGCCGCCCGGGTTTAGTAAGAGTTTATAAAAAAAATAACGGTGTATGGTCTTTGAGTAAAATTTTTAGGGCTCCAAATAGTAAATTATCTGTGTTTCCAAGAGGACATATGTGGAATGTATCTAATGGATACAACGGTCACGTTGATTTAAGTGCCGATGGAAATCGTATTGTTATAGGCGCGGCAGGGGGATTTAATAATTACTTTAATACATATGATTATGATTCAAGTACAGATAAGTGGATATCGCGCGACGAAGCTTTTTCGAATACTATGCCACCATCTGTTGGTCCGGGTCAGACTTTAGTATCCTCGACCGCAAGTGGAGTTCAAGATATTACGAATGGAAATCTTCCAGCTAATTATACATTTGGATCAGAATTTGGATCAACTCTTTCATTATCAGCAGACGGAAACAGAATAGTTCTTATTAAATTAGACCATCCACAACAACCCGATTGGACAAAACGTCATTGTGTAAAAATATACGATTGGGATTCTAATTCTTTGGAGTGGGTGGAAAACAGTTATGAACACAATGTTGAACTTAATGCGATAAATCATCCCGGAAGTATAGCATTATCAGGAGATGGTAAAACTTATGTAATCGGTAATCCATCTCCAAGAGAAAATGAAGTCTATTATATAACTGTCGGTAAAATTGCTTCGGGTAACGGTAATGTTTATACATTAGATGGAATGACTGCACAATCTGTATATATACGCAGGGGTTGTACTTATGTATTTGATTGGTCATTTGACAACACTCACCCTCTCCGTTTTTCTCAAACACCAGATGGTATTCATGGGGGTGGTGTAGAGTACACAACCGGTGTTATTGTTGATACAGTTGCTTACACAACAACATTTACCGTAACTAGCGGGTATGGTCCTGGTGAGGCGGGGCTCAGCATATTCGATCTTTATTATTACTGTGGTAATCATCCTAATATGGGTGGTCAAATTTATTATACGTCTGAAAGTAATACTCTTAATGTATATCGTTTAGATGAACCTCAAGAAGGGCAGATCAGAAAATGGCGCTGGTTATGGCATGGGGATGGAAAGGAAACGCGCGGAGATGGAAAATCTGTAACCATAAACTATGATGGTAGTAGATTTGCAGTGGGTAATGTTGATTATGACATAGGAACTGGAAGAATAGATATATATGATATAGACTCTAATGGAATGGTCAACCTAATCAGTCAACAATATGGCGATCAAAATTCGTTTTTAGGATATTCTTTATCATTTAACCGGGATGGTACAAAATTAGCCGCGGGTTCTCCATATGGATTTTCAGATGAAAATCCATTAAAAAAGACAATATCCCGAGATGAAACAAATAATTTGTTTTTAACTAATCAAATTCAAAGTAGTGTAAATGGATTATCATTTACAGTAAATACCATTCAGTATGGTGAATCAGGGCTTTTTGAAGATTGGCGTTATAATATAGCTGGTGGTATTGGTAGTTCCAATCCCACTTTGAATTTATTTGAGGGATATATTTATGTTTTTGATTGGAGTAGTAATGGATCTCATCCTTTTCTTTTTTCTACAACTCCAAATGGTACACACTCGGGTGGTACAGAGTATACAGATGGTGTTACAGTTGATTATGGTTTATCTACAACAACAATAACCATACAACCAGGACAAACTACGTTATATTATTATTCTGGAAACAATTCACTTGGTTCAACAGCTGGGGGGCAAATTAACATATCAGACGGTAGTACATCAAATCCTCATGTATATTCCATGGGTTACGACTTTAACTTTTTACAACAGAGTTATTATATGATTGGCGAACATACAGCCCCGACTATAGAGTTAGTAGTTGGTAAGACCTATGAATTTAATTGGCAACCAAATGAACTTAGGTTTTCTACAACATCAGATGGTACACATGTTACGGGTGGTGTAGAGTATACAAATGGTGTTACAGTCGATACCGCCGCTTACAAAACAACAATAACTGTACAACCTGACGAAGTTACACTGTATTATTACCAACAAAATTACTCCGGCTCCGGGGGACAAATTAATATAAATCATACAACACCTTTTAGACAAGAAACGGATAACGGTAGATTAAATGTTCTACATAATAGAAATAAACCAAACGATCCTTTTGAATTTCAAGCCTCTCAAGATGCAAATGCTAAATATATTAAAGATAGAGGAGGAGCTTTTTATGATACTAGATTAGGACAAGTAACAGATTGGAGGACTTCAGAAAGTTCAGCTTCTTTAGGAATGCGTTCTGAGAGACAAAGAGTTGCAAACGGTTTTGTAAATGTATACGAATACATATCAGGAAATTGGGAAAATGTTTTAAAAATGGATGCGAGTAGCGGAGAAAAAAATGAAAATGATCAAAAGTCTTGGCCTGGTACATATGGTGAGTATGGAATATACAAAGGAACTGCGGATGGATTGGGAATTTCTGTTTCTATGAATGGTGATGGAACTAGTATAATATCTGGTGCTCCATTAATGTCTACAATAGGTAAGATTCAAGAAAAACTAGATTGGTATCCAGGTGGAGGCATGACTGCAGCTTATTCTATAAGTGAAGGTCAAAATAATATAGATGAAGGTGATCCAGTATCGTCCGTATTACTTGCTGATACAAGTCGTCGTTCTCATACTAGAGAAACTGAAGAAGAAGTTGGTAGATCCTATGTATTTAATTTAGATGTATATAAATATAACGAAACTCTAACACCATCCGAAAAAGACATCAATTCCAGACCCATGACCTTTACTGATGGATACAATATTGTAAATGATGCACAGAGGAGATTAAATCATGATATAACGGATTTTGTTAATCTACCGGAGATAGGAAAACCTATCAAATGGGATAAACAATTTACATCTGTACCAGACGGGGCTAATTATCCGCCTTTAAAAGGGGATTATCAAAATCCCGAATGGGCTGATTCAGACTTAAAATCAAAGGTTGACTTTCCTTTATTAGACATAATCAAAAAGATAGAAATAATTGTAAACGACAAGGTATGGCAAACAATAGAAAACGCAGATCTTTTATCTATATACTCAACGGAAATGACCGAGAGTTTATATAATACTGTATTATCAAACTCAACTGGTAGATCATTAAGCGATGGTACACGTAAAGAAAATACAAATGAGAAGTGGATACCTGGGAAAAGTTACAATATAACAATACCTATACCCAGTTTTACAAGTTCGGTAGAATCTAGGTTTAATAATTTCACAGATAATTCTGAAAATGGATTTTTAGCGGGGATATTAGATAATTCTAAATTTAAGTCTAGATTTACAGTAAAAGTTTATTACAATGAGGTAGAAAACATTTGGAATACAAATAATGTATCAGCTATGCAAGGTTACACTGCCCCTATATACACAGTTCCTCATGTAACCACTAAAATAGAAGATGGGTATTATAACGGTAATCCAAGTTCTTTAATAGAACACGGAGCACGCTACGAAACAACGGGGAAGTCATTGGGAAAGGGTTTATATGTAACAAATGTCCCACAACCTTGGAATCCTGAGATTTCATTCAATTCGAAAATGTATGGACAAAAAATAATCATGAACCGGGAAGAAATGAATGTCATGAAAAAAGCATATAATGGTATAACTAAAAAAATAAAATTATCCAAAAGCATTAATAAAAGATTTATAAATGTGCGTAATAGTAAAATTGTATCAGTTAATTTAGATGAACTATCTATTTATACATCACATTTAATAATAAATGTAAAATATATAAACGCCTTTACAATTCCATATTTAAAAACAGTCCGGTTGTTTTTAAATTCCAAATCGCATTCTATATTAGAGGGTGCTTTCATTAGAGGAATTTCAAATAAATCCCTAGGGTTATATAGTAATCAATACAATTCTGATAAAAGGGAATTTAATTCTAATAATTGTTATGTCTATCCACTTGCAAATAAAGCTTTTGGGGGTTCTTCTATATCTCTTTCTAAATATGATTCTATAAGACTTGAACTCATCTTCGATTGTCATACAGTTTTAGGGTCTGATATAACCCTATCAGATGCTATTGATGTGAATGTCACGGCCAGGGGGCTCGGTAGTGTAATATACAAGGATGGTTTGGCAATAATGCAATACTAGAATAATGTTTATCGTCCAATAAAATTAATATACGAATTTAATTTAAAAAAAAAAATATATTCGTATATTAAATA